CTTCTATGGATAATGGTGAATCAATTACAGTTGCAGTTATTACAAAACAAAATGCAACAGCATATTATGCAAGCACTATTCAAGTTGATGGATCTGGAGTAACGCCAGTTTGGCAAGGTGGCTCAGCCCCTACAACTGGAAACTCTACATCAAATGACGTTTACACATTTACAGCTATTAAAACAGCTTCTTCTACTTTCACAGTATTAGCAGCGCAAACGCAGTTTGCATAATAGGAGGATATTAGAAAGATGCCAATTATAGGTTCATTTGGAGCAGGATCAGGAAGAGGTTTTGGCCTAGGAGGTAAAACAGATCAATATATTGTTGCAACAGGTGGAACTATCATAACTTGCGGAGATTATAAAACACACATTTTTACTTCTGATGGAACTTTTTGTGTTTCAGCAGGAGCAGGCCCAGTTGCTAAAGCTGACTATTTAGTAGTAGCAGGTGGAGGAGGAGGTGGAGGTTTTTATTATTCTGGTGGAGGTGGTGCAGGTGGATTTAGAACTTCTAATAGTCTTTCATTACCTGTGGCTTCTCCATTAGCAAATGGAGAAGGTGTAACAGTTTTAGTTCAAGCATATCCAATTACAGTTGGTGGAGGAGGAGCAGGAGGTAATGATGGAAATACTCCTCAAAGAGCAGGTTTCAGTGGATCAAATTCAATTTTTAGTTCAATCACTTCAACTGGTGGAGGAGGTGGAGGACACGATGATAACCCTGCTACTTCTGGTGGTTCAGGTGGAGGTGCTTCTGGTTATGCACCAACTCCATTATACCCTTTAAAAGGTGCTGGTGCTGCAGGAAATACACCTCCTGTAAGTCCACCTCAAGGTCAAGCTGGTGGATCAACTACTACGTGCACAAGTCCAACAACTGATCCTCGTGGATCAGGCGGTGGAGGTGCAGGTGGAGTTGGTAATCCCGCAAGACCAGGACCTGGTGTTGGTGGTATAGGAAGTTATATTGAAGATGCTTTTATAGGACCAACAGCTCCAAGTTATGGAGAAGCTGGTCCAGTTAGTTCAACAAGATATTTTGCTGCTGGTGGCGGAGGCGGAGGAGGTCCATCGGCACCTAGTGGACCTGCTACTGCTGGAGGAATAGGTGGAGGTGGAGATGGATATGGACCTTCAAATGGACCTGGACCAGCTGGTAGTGGAACTACAAATACTGGTGGTGGTGGAGGAGGAGTTGGTAATAATGCTCCAAATTCTACTGGATACGTTGGTGGATCAGGTGGATCTGGTATAGTAATGATTAGATACAAATTTCAATAATTAATTTAAAATTAATATATAAGGAAAACAATATGGCACATTATGCAAAACTAGGAATCAACAGCAAAGTTATAGCAGTACACGTCGTATCAGACAATGATTGCTTAAATGCTAGTGGTGTCGAAGATGAAGAAGTAGGAAGACAGTTTTTGGAAAAAATCCATAACTGGCCATTTTGGAAAAAAACATCTTACAATACATCTGGCGGACAACACAAAAATGGCGGAACACCTTTTAGAGGTAATTACGCAGGAATAGGTATGACTTATGATGAAGATAATGATATTTTCATTGGTAAGAAACCTTATGCTAGTTGGGTGTTAAATGTATCAGAAGCTAGATGGCAATCTCCAATTGGGGATGCTCCAGCATTACCTGAAGCAGAACAACTTACTCATTACTATGTATGGAATGAGTCTACTCAAGCTTGGGATAAAACAGCTAGAAGTTAATCTTGACAAATACCATTTAATAGATTACATACTCACTAGGTATGCAAAAGAAAGTACTGTCAGAAATAGATCTATATTTTGGTGAGATAGCATCTCCTAAAGGATTTGAAATTAATAGAGATCGTATCAAAGGCGATATTCTAACTTCATTTATAAATCAAAAAAGAATTAATAATAATCCTTATTCTTTTAAAGATTATGAAGTTCCATTTTCCCAACCTTTAACTTGGCTAAAAGATTATTTAAGAGATCATATTAAAGTTGAATACGGTTTTACATTAATTCAAAAATTTGAATATGGGAATGTCTTTTATCCTAACGAACAATCTTTTACAAGACATTTAGTTAATCCTGCAGATTTAAATAATTCACCTGATTATACATTAGTTTATGGTGTAGATGTAGAAGATAATTCTTGCGAACTTATTATTGAGTACGATGATAATAGAAGAAAAAATAGAACTTGGCATTTACCTATTAAAAATAATCATTTTATTATGTTTCCTGCAATTAATAAACATTGCATAACAGAAAATACATCAGATAAATTAAATACAATACTTACTATTGCTTATGAATATATCTAATTATTATTGGTATTTTACATCTGCTATTCCACCAAGAATATGTGATGACATAATTAAATATGGTTTATCACAAGCAGAAACAATGGCGAGAACTGGTGGATATGATAATAGAGAACTTACTAAAAAAGAAATAAAAGATATAAAACGTAAAAGAAATTCTGATGTTGTGTGGTTAAATGATCGTTGGATTTATAAAGAAATACAACCTTATGTAGATCAAGCAAATAAAAATGCAGGATGGAATTTTCAATGGGATTGGTCTGAATCTTGTCAATTTACAAAATATAAGCTTAATCAATATTATGACTGGCATTGTGATAGTTGGGATAAACCTTATATAGAAGAAGGATCAACAAAAGGAAAAATTAGAAAACTTTCAATGACTTGTCAATTAACTGACGGGTCCGAATATGAAGGTGGTGAATTAGAGTTTGATTTTAGAAACTATGATCCCCATATGCGAGATGAATTAAAACATAGAATACAATGTAAAGAGATATTACCTAAAGGTTCTATAATTGTATTTCCTTCATTTGTATGGCATAGAGTTAAACCTGTAACGAAAGGAGTAAGATATTCATTAGTTGTGTGGAATCTTGGATATCCGTTTAAATAAAATGCAAACATTTGAATATTTTAAAACACCAATCTATGTTGAACAAAAACCAGAGTTTGTTAAATCTTTAAACAAAGCATCTGATAAATACATTATAGATGCAAAAAAAAGATCAAAAGAATATATAAAAAAATATGGTGATTTTGGAATGTCACATCATTCAACAACACTTACAATGGATAACAATTTTTTAGATTTTAGAAATTATATTGGTCAAAAATCTTGGGAGTTTTTAGATTTACAGGGTTTTGATATGCAACAATATACTACTATATTTACTGAATTATGGGTACAAGAATTTTCTAAAAAAGGAGGTGGACATCATTCAGCTCACATACATTGGAATCAACACGTATCAGGATTTTATTTTTTAAAATGCTCAGACAAAACATCTTATCCCATTTTTCACGACCCAAGAACAGGTGCACGAACTACAAAATTAAAAATGAAATCAAATGAACATATATCTAATGGTACAGAATTAGTTCACTTTAAACCCATACCAGGTACACTTATTATATTTCCAGGTTATTTAGAACACGAGTATGTGGTAGATCACGGTATTAACCCATTTAGATTTATTCATTGGAATATTCAAGCGGTGCAAAAAGAGATAGTAAAAGATGTCTTTTAAAAAAAATAGATACAAAGTTATTCGTCAGGCAATCTCAAAAGATTTAGCTATGTTTGTTGCAAACTATTTTTCTATGAAAAAACAAGTTTATGATACTTGTATTCAAGCTAGATATATTTCTCCATATGAAGTTTTATTGGGTTATTATGAAGGTCAAAATGAACAGATACCAAACACCTATTCTTGTTATTCAGATATAGCAATGGAAACTTTATTATTAAAGTGTCAGCCAGTTATGGAAAAAGCAACAGGATTAAAATTATATCCTGCATATACCTATGCAAGAATTTATAAAAAAGGTGATGAACTTAAAAGACATAAAGATAGATTTAGCTGTGAAATATCAACCACTATGAATTTAGGTGGTGACTCGTGGCCTATCTATTTAAGTCCAAAAGAAAACGTAGGTATTCCAAATGATAAAAAAGGAATAACTGAGGCAAGCAATGCCAAAGGAGTTAAAGTAGATTTAAAACCAGGAGATATGTTAGTATATTATGGTTGTGAATTAGAACATTGGAGAGAAAAGTTCAAAGGTGAGGAATGTATTCAAGTTTTTTTACATTATAATAATCGTAAAACACCAGGAGCAAAAGATAATATGTTTGACAAACGTATTCATCTAGGTCTTCCGTCTTGGTTTAAAAGATAATGTAATTTTATAATGGGTGCAGTAATACCACCAC